AAACCCTATATCTATGAATCACCTGATGGTGGTGATACTGTTTACAGATATGAAAGTGGATCAGATCCTCTAAAAAGAGAACTGGTTAGAGAACCATCATTGTATAAGCATAAGATTAGAAAATATGAAGAGGATAAAGGTTTAAAAGATCTTCAAGAATATGTTGCTACAACATATGAAGGTCATTATACCTCTGATAGAAATGAAAATATTCAAACACTTGATATCATAGAATCTGTTGGTGATGCAAAATCATTTTGTAGATCTAATGCAATCAAATATTTGACTAGGTATGATAAGAAGGGACAGGCAAAACGTGATATACTAAAAGCAGCACACTATTGTTTATTACTTTACTATTTTGATGGGCACACAAACACTAACTGATATGAAATTATCTGACAAAACAATTAAGTTATTAAAAAACTTTTCATCTATAAATCAATCTATTCTTTTCAAAGAAGGTAGTAAGTTGCGTACAATAAGTGTTATGAAAAACATTTTAGCAGAAGCAACTGTAGATGAAGAGTTTCCAAAAGACTTTGGAATATATGATCTAGTTCAATTCCTAAATGGTTTAGATCTACATGAAACACCTGAGTTAGATTTTACTAAAGATGAGCATGTAGTTATCAAAGAAGGTAAGATGAGATCTAAGTATTTCTTTGCTGATCCATCAGTGATTATATCACCACCAGAAAAACCATTATCTCTTCCTACAGAAGATGTATGTTTTGTTCTTAGAAGTCAACAGTTAGAGAAACTAAAGAAAGCATCTTATGTTTATGCTTTACCAGATATCTCTGCTATTGGAGAAAATGGTGTTGTCAGACTAGTTGCAAGAGATAAGAAGAATGATACATCAAATGATTTTTCAATTATTGTTGGTGAAACAGATAAAGAATTTGTATTTAACTTTAAAGAAGAAAACTTAAAGATTATACCAGGCACATATAATGTTGTAGTCTCATCAAAACTTTTATCTAAATTTACAAGTGAAGACTATGATCTAACTTACTACATAGCATTAGAACCTGATTCCACATTTGGATAATGAAACTCTTATTAGCATCACTCATAGCAGTAACTCCTATCTCAGCAATTGCTGATGAATATCAAAGAGGATATGCATCTAGCAAAACCTGTTATAGATCAGAATATAGAGAGGAGTATGTTCCTGGCACAGCAGAAAATCCTGGATATGTTAAGAGTTGGCATGATACCATTGAATATTCCTGCACAGGAACAACAAGAGTCATACAACAAGATGATAATGATTGTACTGATGGTAAAGTTGCTGGTGCAATATTAGGTGGTGGTGCTGGTGCAGCATTATCAAGAGATGATGGTAGATGGTGGGCAATACCATTAGGTGTGGTTGTTGGTAGTAAAATTGGATGTGATGCTGCTGGAGGTTAATGATGAATAATATAGGATTAGAAATTGTTTTTTGGGTAACACTCTCCCTTTATGTTCTTACAAGAATGGGTGTATTTAAAAAGAAATCTAGAAAATCTTTTAGGAGAAAAAAGAAGTGAAACTAACACAGGAGATGATTGATAAAATCCAAGAAGCAATGAACCATACTAAGAAAGATGGCACAATGAATTGGGTTGATGGTGAAGAGATTGAAATTAATCTAGCAGGTACATTTGCTGCAGATAAATTTATTGTTATCAAGAATGCATCAAAGAAACCATATGAACCTTCTCAACCTCATCCTAGATTTGACTATGAGACAAATACATTTATTAAGAGTAAAGGTATTCCATCACCAGAAGATATAGGATGAAACATATATTATTTGATTTGAAAGATTGTCTCTTTGATAATCTTTTAGATAATGAAGAATATATTCAAGAGAGTTTACAAAAAGCATCAGAGGTATGTGGTTCAAAAGTTTTGAAAATAGAAACACATAAGTTTGATCCTCAAGGTGTAACTGGATATGCTTTATTAGCAGAGAGTCATCTTAGTATTCATACTTGGCCAGAACATAGTTTAGCAAAATGTGATATCTTTACTTGCAGTTATGCTAATCACCCAAACAGAGCAGTAGAATTTTTAAAGGAAAGATTTCATGCAACAGAGGTTAGAAGATGGGCATGTGATAGATCAAGTGGAATTGATATGGTTTTGTGAACAATTCTGTCAATAGTGATGACAAAATACCCAGATGGTTTTATAATATGGTTATAAGCATGGGTATCATGGTATTCCTTGCTTTTGGATTAATCTTTTTTGGCATGTTATGAAGGAATTTGATTATGGTCTTGATTACAAAAAACTTGATTTTACAAATCAGGAAACTCGTAAACTTTATCGTATTGGAAGGGGAGAGCAAGGAGTTCTATTGGTACGCCCTTATACTAACGATATATGTGCTTATTGGAGATTCAAGACTCCACATGAAGCAATAATCTCTAGTCATAAAATTTATGAGATGTATGTGGAATATGAAAAGGATAAAGATTTCATAGGCATGGATATGTGCAGAAAGTTCCTTGAGATGGGGTTCACAAGGTCTAGAAGGTATGCAAATCACAACTCAGGTAGAAAATATAAGAAAGGAACAAAAGAAGTATTACCACAGGAATCAGATCATAACACTAGTAAATATGCAGAGTCTGCAAGAATATTTAAAAGAGTGAGGGATGTAGCTGCAAAACGCAAAACATATGTTAGAATGAGAAAAGAATGGAGGGCATCTGAATGAACATCTTTGTAACTGATCCATCACCAACAGTATCAGCACAATCATTACCTGATAAACATATTGTCAAGATGCCATTAGAGTCTTGTCAAATGCTTGCCATAGTCTGTTCTGAAAAATGGGGACATGGGTATGGTAAATTGCATAAGAAAGATGGTACAGCATACTTTACAGATAAAGGTGCATTTCGTAATCACCCATGCACAATATGGGCAAATGAATCACTTGTAAATACATGGTGGTTAGTTGCTCATGGTATGGCATTATGTCAAGAATATACACATCGTTATGGTAAAACGCACAGTTGTCAAAGTGCAATAGAAGAGGCACAGAATATTATACCATTTACTTATCATAATACACCAGAATCATTTACCTTTGCAGGTCCTGATAAGTTTAAATATGATACAAGCATTGACATCTTCACTGCTTACAAGTATTATATAAAGTCTAAACCATGGGTCTCATCAAATTATTTGCGTGACCCTTCAAGAAAACCAAGTTGGGTATGAACAAAGTATGGAGAATATGGGCAAAGGCACTTGGAGACAAGTCTGGTAGATCTAACAGAGAAGCAGACTACATAGCAATTATAAGAACCTTTATCTTTCTCCAACTTATAATTACCAACTGTTTCATTGTTGGTGGTAACATCAGACATTGGAATGATCATCACATTCCACCATCCTATACTATAAGCAAATGAGTGATTTTATTTGGGTTGAAAAATACAGACCCAAAAAGATTGAAGAATGTATTTTACCACAAGGTATCAAGGATACCTTTTTACAGTTTCTAAAGAAAGGAGAGATACCTAATCTTTTATTATCAGGTCCTGCAGGTTGTGGTAAGACCACAGTAGCAAAGGCATTGTGTCATGAATTAGGTGTAGACTTTTATGTTATAAATGGTTCTGATGAAGGAAGATTTTTAGACACAGTTAGAAACAATGCCAAGAATTTCGCATCTACAGTCTCTCTTACAAGCGACTCAAAACATAAAGTCATCATCATTGATGAAGCAGACAATACCACTTCCGACGTACAACTCCTTCTTAGAGCGTCTATTGAGGAGTTCTCCAAAAACTGCAGATTCATATTCACTTGCAACTACAAAAATAAAATCATTGAACCCTTGCATTCGCGATGTGCTGTGGTTGAGTTTGGTATTAAGGGCAAGCATAAACAAGAGATAGCAGTAGCATTCTTTAATAGACTTGTATCTATTCTGGAAGAAGAAAGAATAGAGGCAGATAAAAAAGTTCTTGCAGAACTAATTAACAAACACTTTCCTGATTGGAGGAGAGTGTTGAATGAGTGTCAGAGATACTCAGTTGGAGGAAAGATAGACAGTGGTATTCTAGCAACTTTTAGTGAGGTAAAAACAAATGAGTTGGTTACAAATCTTAAAAAGAAAAACTTTTCTGAAGTTCGTAAGTGGTGTGTCAATAACTTGGATAACGATCCTACTGTTCTATTGCGCCATGTTTACGATAATCTTTTCACTACCTTGGTATCTTCTTCCATCCCTGCTGCTGTGCTTATTATTGCTAAGTATCAATATCAAGTTGCCTTCGTAGCAGATCAAGAAATAAATCTATTAGCATGTCTAACAGAGATTATGGTGGAGTGTGAATTCAAATGAATATATTTGGACTTTTAGGCATTTTTCTGCTATTATCAGGTATAGGATCTGGATTTATTGTTTATTACACTATTATGGAGATGATGAAATGAAAACAAACTTAAAGTTAAGTAAACAAAGACACCAAGTTAAGTCAAGATGGTATTATATATTTTGGGGGTCTGCAACATTATCAGTCTTTATAGGTCAAATGTATGTTGGAACTGGATATCGCCAGATGTCAAAATCTTTCAATAGACTATTAGAT